CTGCCCCTGGCGTAGTGACTTGGACAGCACATGGCTTATCGGTAAACGACACGATCCGCTTTACCACTACTGGTGCACTGCCTACCGGATTGGCTATCAACACGACATACTATGTGAAGGAAGTGCTTTCAGCTAACACCTTCACCGTGTCCACATCAGCAGGCGGCGCAGCAGTCACCACCAGCGGTACGCAGTCTGGCACACAAACTGCTCTCGTTTGGTACGGCGTTGCCGTAGTTGCTGTAGCTAACACCGAAATTACTCTGGCATCTGTCACAGTCCCTGGCTGGTCGATGGGCGTTGGCGGCGGTATGGAGATTGATGCTCTGTTCACGTTGACCAATAACGCTACAGTTAAAACATTGGGCATGACATATGGCGGCGGTGTTCTCTTGGCTGCTGCGGCGGCAAGCAACACCAGCGCGTCTGTTCAGAAGCTACTATACAATCGTGGCGGCTCACAAGTTGTCAGCAACTCAACGACTTCTGTTGGTCACGGCCTATCAACTGGTGCGAACGTGTTCTTGAGCGTTGATGCCACAGTAGATCAGACATTTGCAATTACTGCAAAGCCAGCGACTGCGAATAACCTGATGCGTCTCGAAGCGTTTAATCTTTATGTAACTTTCTAATAGGAGAATTGAAATGCCAATGGTCGGTGGAAAAAAGTTCAGCTACGATGCAAAAGGTATGGCGATGGCTAAGAAAGCTGCAGCTAAAGCTGGCAAGTCAATGACTATGACCAAAGCCAAGAAGAAAAAGAAGTAAGACGCCTAAGTGAAAAAGGATTCGCGTCTTACTCGTGCAGGTGTCGCTGGCTATAACAAGCCAAAGCGTACACCATCGCATCCAAAGAAGTCACACGTTGTGGTAGCTAAGGAAGGCGATAAGATTAAGACGATCCGTTTCGGTCAGCAGGGCGTTATGGGTTCACCCGCCAGCAAGGGCGAAAGCGAATCAAATAAGAAGCGCCGTGCATCGTTCAAAGCTCGACACGCAAAGAATATTGCTAAAGGTAAATTGAGTGCGGCATTCTGGGCCGACAAAGTTAAGTGGTAGCAGTGTGGTGGTGACGCAGCACTAATATTATGTTAGATTACTAGTATAGGAGTAAAAATATGATAGCTCGTTCATTTTCGCCTGTTACGGCTGGCACTGTAAATATCAACGTCTCTGGATCATCCCAGCGCGTTCTTGTTGAAAACCGCAATAGCCCAATCACTGTTCGCATTGTCAATAATGGCACGGCGACTGTGTGGCTCAATAGCGGCGATATAACTGTCGCAGCAACCACAACCACTGGATTTCCAGTAGGCCCTGGTGTGCATGAAGTGTTGACGTTCTCACCTGGTGCTAACGGAGACCTTTACATTGCTGCTATCGCTGCTGGCGCTACTGGCATTGTTTACTTTACGCCAGGTGTAGGTCTCTAATGTCGATCCATTGGGGAGGCCGTGGTGCTGGGCATGTAAGCCGCTGGAGCCTTGCGCCAACGGGAGCTCCTACGCTTGCGCTTAACTTCCTCTCTGGTGCGCTTGATCCACTCATTACGTTTACCCGTTCTGGAAATACAGCTACCCGCACTAATAGCAGCGGCGCAATAGAACTTGTAAATGCTAATCTTCCACGTTTTGATTATGATCCTGTAACGCTTGCACTTAAAGGCTTGCTCATTGAAGAACAGCGCATTAACTTGCTGTTAAACAGTCTTATTGATGGGACACCATTGTCAACGCAAAGCGTTACGGTAGCGGCAACGGCACATACAATCAGTTTTTACGGCACAGGGACAATTACATTAACAGGCGCGTCTGTTGCGACCGTAACAGGAACTGGCGTATACCCTAGTCGTAGAACGTTGACTTTTACACCTATTGTGGGTGTATTGGTTTGCACAGTAACGGGATCAGTTCAATACGCACAACTTGAAGCGGGTGGGTTTGTTACTAGTTTTATTCCAACAGCGGGATCGTCGGTAACACGCTCCCGCGACGAGGCCCGCATCGTCGCGCCAAACTTTGCACCTTGGTACAACGCGAGTGCGGGGACGTTGTTGATAGAGGCGCTACTAAGCCCTGCTGTTGATTCTGGCTCTGGAAATTATTACGTAGCAATTTCGGATGGGACATCATCTAATGCAATAAATATTGTTGATATTAACGGGACCTTATTTAACGTTGTTACAGGTGGTGTTACTCAGTTCAGTCAAACTGTGGGCGCAGAGCCAACTGGCATTTTAAAGGCGGCACTGGCCTACGCTTCTAACAACACGGTTTCCTCAGCAAACGGAGCGATTGGCGCAACTGACACTTCAGTTGCACTACCAACGGTAACTAGTCTTTTAATCGGCATACGAGGCGACGCTAGCGGAAGCACAAGTCTCAACGGCCATATCCGCGCCATCACATACTACAATACGCGTTTGAGAAACTCTCAGCTACAAACTCTTACCCAATAGGATTGATCCATGCAGATTCCAATCCTCAGCGGCATATTTACAGATAACGGGCCAGACTTCAGAACGTCTTATCCCGTTAATCTTGTGCCTGTGCCAAAGTCGAATGGAATCAGTAATGGTTTCTTGCGTCCTTCTGATGGCATTGTTGCTAATGGCACTGGCCCTGGCATTGATCGAGGCGGCATAAACTGGAATGGTGTTTGCTATCGCGTGATGGGCTCCAAGTTCTGTAGCGTTGCTGCGGATGGCACAGTGACGGTTATCGCTGACGTTGGCAACAACGGAATAGATGTATCAATGGATTACTCCTTTGACCTTCTGGCAATCGCATCAAACAACAATTTATTTTATTATAACGGCACAACCGTAACGCAAGTTACCGATCCAGACTTAGGCATCGTGATAGATGTGGTCTGGGTTGATGGTTATTTCATGACCACTGATGGCGAGTTTATTGTAGTTACAGAACTGAATGATCCATTCGCAGTTAACCCATTGAAGTATGGTTCAGCAGAAGCCGACCCTGATCCGATTGTTGCGCTGCTTAAATTACGCAACGAGGTCTACGCGCTGAACAGAAACACTATCGAAGTGTTTGACAACGTAGGCGGTGACCTATTCCCGTTTAGACGCATTGAGGGCGCTCAGATTGAAAAGGGCGCTACTGGCACACATGCTTGCTGCATCTATCTAGAGACCTGTGCGTTCCTTGGCAGCGGCTGGAATGAAGCCCCAGGAGTTTACCTTGGCGTAAATGCCAATGCTAACAAGATCAGCACACAAGAAATTGACATGATCCTGCTGGAATACACTGAGGCAGAACTTACGCTGGTAAACATGGAAGCTCGTAATGATCGAGCGCATGAGCATTTGTATGTTCATCTTCCTGATCGCACATTGGTATATGATGCCGCTGCGTCTAAAGAGCTAGGGCAACCAGTTTGGTTTATTCTGACCAGCAGCATTGTTGACTTTGCAAAGTATCGTGCCCAAAACTTTGTTTGGTGCTATGACAAATGGCTGTGCGGAGACCCAACTACGAACAACGTAGGCTATTTGGTGAAGAACATCTCAACTCAATATGGCGACACTGTGCGCTGGGAGTTTGGCACAACCATCGTTTATAACGAAGGGCGCGGGGCTATCGTCCAGCAGCTTGAGCTTGTTGGCCTAACTGGTTCTATTGCCTTTGGCGCTGACCCGACGATCAATACTAGTTATTCGATTGATGGCGAAACATGGAGCCAGTCAAAGTTCATCAATGCTGGCAAGACAGGAGAGCGTGCAAAGCGTCTTGTGTGGTTCCAGCAGGGATGGATGCGTAACTGGCGCATACAGCGATTCCAAGGCACATCAGACGCTCATATGTCGTTTGCTAGGCTAGAGGCGGCAATAGAGCCGTTGGCTTACTGATGGCTGTAACTCCACGAAGATTAAGCCTGACACGGGATCAGTTTGCCTCGTTCCTTCAGGACTTTGAGCAGATTAAGCAATTCGAAAATCTATTTGCTACCGTTGATACGATGGCGAACGTGACAACTGATGAGATTAGTATTGCGGCTGGCAATGCCAATACTACTGCGAACGAAGCAAATGACAGCATTCAAAGGCTTCTGGATTCTTTAGACAGAGGGCCACCAGCGGCATCACAGGAACAGATTGCAGCACTGCAAGAGCAGATAACAGCGCTTCAGCAGATGCCACCACCAAGGCAGCATCGCACACCTCGCTACGGATCTTTCTACGATACGACAACGCAGATACCCGCTGCTATTAACGTTGCGTATGCCATGACCTTTAACACAACAGACTTATCGTTTGGCGTGACCAGAGGCAGTCCGACTTCACGCATCTTTGTTGATCGCCCTAACATCTACAACGTGCAGTTTTCAGCACAGGTGCATAAGACATCAGGCGGTGTTGGGCTTGTATATGTATGGTTACGAAAGAACGGCACAAACGTGCCTGACAGCACTGGACAAATCCGCATCCAAGGCAATGACGGAGAAACGCTTGCCGCATGGAATTACATCATCCAGTTGAACGATGGTGACTACATTGAGTTGATGTGGGAAGTAGACGATACATCCGTAGAGTTGCTTGCAGAGGCTGCAACAGCTATACACCCATCAATCCCTTCGGTTATTTTAACGGTGACTGACAATATAAGTTCTTTGGAGACTTGATATGGCTGTAACAACTAAAGTTCTGATTCCAGCTAAGACGGCTGAGAACACACAGACAACGCAATATACCTCTGTGAACGTTACTACGGTCATTGATAAGTTCACAGCGACTAATTACACCGCAACGGCTGCAACAATCAGCGTTAACCTTGTGGCAGTGTCTGGCAGCGCAGGAAATGACAACCTTATCGTCAAGACCAAGACGCTTCAGCCATCGGAAACCTACACATTTCCTGAGCTAGTCGGCCAGGTAATTGCATCAGGTGGGTTTATTTCAACTATTGCGGGAACAGCCACAGCTATCAACATCCGCGCATCTGGACGGGAAATATCGTAATGAAAAAGCCAATGATGATTATTGAAGGCTTTGCTGGTCTGCGTGAAAGCGAACCATTCATCACTACTGCTGAGAACAAGAAGAACACAAAGATTGTGATCGACGATTGGATGCTTGGCCCTGAAAACCCAAGCAACGAGCGCGGCGCTAATCCTGAATACTGGGTGGCCTTGGGCGTAGCTATGCAAGTCGATGAAGCTGAGGCTCGTCGGCGCAGATGTTCTAACTGCGAGTATTACGACAACAGCACCATGACCCAAGCCAAGATGGAAAAGATTCCATTTAACGAGTGGGACGTTGATGCTGGATTCCGTGGCTACTGCCATAAGTTCGAGTTCATCTGCCATGATCTTCGCTCTTGCCAAGCCCAAGAAGAACGAGAGTTTGAATTTGAGGATTGATTGTGATATGGTTTTGCCACAGAGCCTTAAAGAGCAGCCTGTGGCTCATTTCGTAAAGGTTATGCTGTGACTGCAATATGCCGCACAAAAGACATTGATACAGTTGAAAGCGTTCTTATTGAGCCTTTCACAAAGGCTTTCAATGAAACTGATGTTCAGCGTCTAGAGTCGGCACTTCTTGACCTACCACAAGCTGACTGCCCTATTACACATCGCTTTGCTCCAGGCATTTACATTCGTGAAGTTCGTATGCCAGCGGATTCATATATAGTAGGCCATCATCACAAGACTGCTCATTTCAACAATATGCTATCTGGTCGCCTGACTATCTTAAATGATGATGGCACAAAGACGGAACTAGTTGCTCCACAGTCGTTCATTGCGCCTCCTGGCCGCAAGATAGCTTATATCCATGAAGATGTGATTTGGCAGAACATCTTTGCAACCGATGAGCGTGACGTTGATACGCTTGATGAAATGTTCTTGGACAAAAGCGAGTCATGGCAGGAATCAAAGAAGTTTAATCAGATGCTGTTAAGCTTTGACCACTCTGAAGATATTGCTGACTTTTACGCAGCGATTGAGGAGTTTGGCTTTGACGCTGAGACAGTGCGGGAAATATCTGAATTACAATATGACCAGATTCCGTTTCCGCATGGCGAGTATAAAGTTGCATTGGGTGACAGCCAGATCGAAGGCAAAGGATTGTTTGCATCTGGTAACATTCCACAGTTTGAGGTAATTGCTCCTGCATTGATGGGCGGACTTCGCACACCAGCAGGGCGTTACACTAACCATTCAAAGAATCCGAATGCGATGATGTTTCGTATGGAAAATGGTGATATATATCTAGTTGCTATGCGCGACATCTCAGGATGCAAGGGCGGCAGCAACGGCGAAGAAATTACAGTAGATTATCGTCAGGCTTTGATAGTGACGATAGGGGGTTATTGATATGAGTGCAGTAGCAGCAGCGACAATCGGTAGCGCAATCATCGGCGCAGGGGTGTCGATTAGCGCCTCTAAAAGAGCAAGTAAAACACAACTTGCGGCGGCTGACCGAACAGCAGACGAACAGCGTGCAGCTCGTGAAGAAATGCGGAAGCTGCTTAACCCATATGTGTCCGCTGGCACACCAGCCTTGCAAGCTCAAATGGCTGCATTGGGTCTGTCAGGTGCAGAAGCACAGCAAGCTTATATATCGCAGCAAGAGCAAAGCCCTTTCTTTCAGTCGTTAGCGCAGCAGGGCGAGAACGCAATTCTAGCGAACGCATCTGCAACTGGCGGACTGCGTGGCGGAAATGTTCAAGGCGCACTTGCTCAGTTCCGTCCAGCATTATTAACTCAGTTTCTAGATCAGCAATATGGACGTTTGGCGGGGCTTTCAACTCTTGGCCAAGCCTCTGCTGCTGGCGTTGGTGCATCAGGAGTTACATCTGCTACTAATATTGGACAGGCATATACGCAAGCGGGACAAGCACAAGCTGGTGGCATATTAGGACAGGCTAATGCCTTTAATCAGGCAATTGGAACTATAGGCGGTCAGTTGCCAGGATTTTTTAAGTCACCCGTGACTCCATCAGGCGTTCCAGCACCTCCATCGCCACCACAAAGCGGAATGATTGGGCAGGGTGGTTTCACTATGTCTAATACAAACCAGAGAACATTCTAATGCCTGATCCATTTAACTATAACATTGCAAGCCCTATGGCAGCTTTCGAAGGCTCGCTTAACTTTGCTCAAGCTCAAGAGCAAAGGCGGGCTGCTGAACAGGCTGCTGTCTTAAAGCAGCAACGCGCTGCGGAGATAAAGCAAGCGATGGCATCGTATCAACAAGATAGATCGGCTCCTAACTTAGCACGACTGGCGATGGCGTTCCCTGAACTTAATGACCAGATCAAAGCATCAGAATCTATTTTGAACGAAGATGAAAAAAAGAACGCTAATTTGCTTCGATCAGAAGTCATTAGCTTAGTAAAGAACGGCAAGGTTGAGTTAGCTCGCGCTCGTTTAAAAAAGCAATTGGAAGGTTATCAAGGAACAGTAGGGCAGGAAAAACAAGCAAAAGCAGCCCAAGATATGATAACAGCCTTTGATACAGACCCTGACCTTGTAGTGCTTCCAATGGAACTAGCTTTAATTCAAAGCGATAAAGATTTATACGAGAAGGTTGTTGGGATAACTCAAAATCTTTCTCCTGTTGGTAAAGAGTATCAAGATCGCGTTCGTATTTTAGGCAAGGGCGAAGCAGACGCATGGCTTAGATTGCAAGGTGAAAAGCTTGTTGCAGTTGAAGAAGGTGGTGAGGTTGTAGCTGGGTCTAGTATTCTTGGCAAAGGCCCAATTACTGGAAAAACAGCTCCGAAAACTGTAACATTTACTCCATTGGCAGAAGGAGGTCAGACGGGTAAGCCGTCTGGTACCTTTTAAGGGTAGTAACATAAATCCGATTGGTGATCTTGGAAAACTTGGGTTCCGCCCTACCAGCGGATTTAGAACTGAGAAGCATCAGCAAGCTCTAGTGAGGCAGGGATTGACAACAACAAAGTCGGGCTCACACCAAAAAGGTGACGGACTTGACTTTTTCCCGCCAAAAGGAATGAAAATGTCTGAAGCAATTGCCTTAGTAAAACGAACATATCCAGGCACTCGCGTTGCTGCTAGTAACAAAGGCGCATTGCATATAACCTTCCCTGGTTGGGGTAAGGCTCCTGACGTAAGTCGTTCTCGTGAAAGATATGGTGTTTAATTATGGCTGAACAATATCAAGAAGGTCAACGGCTGCTAGGCAGTGATGGAAAGATATATGTTTTCCAAAACGGCGAGGCTCGTGAGGAAATTACTCCGCCTGATGTTACGCCAGTTTATAAACGCCCTGCATCTCCTCAGAAGTTAGCTGCTGCACAATTGGCTCAAGAAGCTGCTGTTCGCGCTGAAGAAAGTTCTGACATTTCTAAAGCTTCCGAAAAGCGCGCTATCGGTGCGGATGAACGCGCTCGAGTTAAAGAATTGCGTGACGCCTTTCGCGGCGAAGATGCTATCGTAGATTTTGAAAAAGCATTTCCGAATTATGTAGCGGCTCTAAAAACAGACCCAAATGAGGATCTTACTCTCCTTTATCTATATGCTAAAACTATCGACCCGCAAAGCACAGTCGGGGCTAGTGACATGGAAAATATCAACCAATCTGATGCACGCCTTCCTGGTGCTGTGCAAACCGCATTGCGTGAATTACGCGCTTCTGATGGCAAATTTACGGATGCAGCTCGATCAAGCATTCGATCTGGGTTGCATAAAGTTATCACTCAAAAGAATCAGGCATATAAATTTACTCGTGACCGCTTCATGACTGACGCTCAGTCAGATGTTTACAATGTAGACCCTATGCTTGTTGTCGGCAAACCATTCGGAACTCAGCAACAGGTTGATGATATTAGATCATATTGGCTCAAGGAATATGAGCGCAATCCTGAAAGTATTCCAGAAGCTTTTCGCAATCAGGAAGATGAAGCTCCTGCGGTCGAGCCTGAACTTGTTGAGTTTGAAACAAACCCTAATTTAGTTGTAGGCACAGATGGAAAAGTTTATGACAAGCGGACTGGTCAAGTTGTTGACCCAAATCAAATGGGTTTCTTTGAATCGGCTGCTGGCAGTGATCTAGGCCAAGCATTTTATGCTGGTGTTGGGGATATAGCTCAAGGCGTAGGGGAGTTAGCAGGTATTGTTGGCAATCCAGCCAATGCTGCTGTAAATGCGCTGTTTGGGACAGAACTTTCAACTGATCTCGGCCAAACATTCCGCGAAGCAACTGGAGCCCCAGAAGGAGACCCATTAGCAAGCGCTATTAATCGCGCTGGCGTTACTGGATTAACTGGTGTTGGAGGCGCAACTTTGGCAGCTCGGACATTGCCTACGCTTGCATCACGAGAAATTGCTGCAACATTAGCAACGCAACCAGCCCAACAAGTTGCCGCAAATATCGGTGGAGGCGCAGCAGCAGAGGTTGTTAGGCAGCAGGGTGGTGGGATTCCAGCCCAGCTTGCTGCAACGATTATCGGAGGTGTTCCCGCTGCTGGTGCAGTTAATCTTGGGCAGTCAATGATGCGTGCTGCCCCTGAAGTTATTTCTAGCTTTCGTGGTGTGCCGCAAGCTGTTGCTCAAGCTGCTCCAGAAACTGTAATGGCTGCGGATGAAGTTGCTGCGATGGCCCCACGCATGTTTGAAGCTGGTGAAACGGTCACAAGCCGCTCTGCTGGCGCTATGGGCACTTCTCCTGAACAGATTCGCCTTATGCAAGCAGAAGGGCTTCCAGTCCCCGTTCAATTGACTCGTGGTGCAGCAGCCCGTGATCCTGAGCAATTGGCATTTGAAAAAGAGCAAATCTACACCGAACTTGGTGGGCCACTTCGTAGGCGTGCAGAAGAAAACAATCTTCAGGCATTGCAGAACTTTGATCGGTTTATTGACATGACTGGCGCAGAGGCTCCTGACGTTGCATCTACTGGCAACGCAGTAATCAATGCCCTTTCAAATGGCTATCAAGCAAGCAAGAACCGTGTTCGCACAGCATATACGGCAGCAGATAAAGCTGGTGAAACTGCTGAAATGGTTCCCTACAATAGCTTAATTGATTTTGTTAATCAGCAAACACCAACGACACGCACAACACTTGCTCCAATTTTGCAGTCAACTGTTGAAAAATTAAATATGGAAGACCCAGCAAAAACCGGAATGATCTCCATTCGTGCGCTTGAAGATGTTCGTAAATCAATTAACAAGGCAGTTCAGCCAGGCACACCTAATGAGTCATATGGAACGGCACTTAAAGAGTTAATTGACGCTTCAACAGAGGGCGTCGGAGGAGACCTTTACAAAAAGGCCCGTGAACTTCGAATAGATCAAGCAAATAAGTTTGAGAATCGTGCCATTGTTGCGCGTTTGGTATCCAACATCAAAAACATGGATGACCGTCGTGTTCCTGCGGACAGAGTATTTAAAACCGCAATTCTCAACGACTCACCTGAAAATATTCAATTCCTACGCAGGACATTGCGAGATTTGGGTGATGATGGAAAGCAAGCATGGAGCGAGATTCAGGGTGCTACGCTTCGTCATCTTCAAGAACGAGCGACAGCTAATGTTAATAAAACATCTGAAAATCTGGATGTAATTTCCGCTGCACAGCTTAATAAAGCTGTAGACGAACTGGATAAGAATGGTCGTTTAGATCTTATCTTTAATCCTAAGGTTGCTCAGCAAGTGCGCGACCTCCGAGATGTGGTTCAATACGTGAATACTGTACCGCCAGGAACATCAATCAACAATAGCGGCACGGCTCGTACGTTGGTTGCTGCATTGGGTGAAATGGCTATTACAGGAGCAACTACATCTGTCCCACTTCCTCTTTTGACAGGCATTAAGGTTATCCGCGACCAAGTTAAAAATGCAAAGATTAAAAAACAGATTAATAGGTCTTTATTGCCACGCGACCAGCGGGACTAGATTAATGACCTTTCGCAGACACATAATTTCGGCTATAAGCCCAAAGACGCAAGGGATTAAGTTCTAATGGCAGCTCTCTCTATTCAAGTTCCATATCCCGTCTTTTATGACCGTGATGGACAGCCTCTCGACAATGGTAACATCTACATTGGTGTTGCTAACCTCGATCCTGTCACGAACCCCCTGCAAGTCTATTACGATGATGCGCTGACCATTACGGCAAGCCAGCCTCTCATCACAAGCGGCGGTTACGTTTATCGCAATGGCACTCCAGCGCAGCTTTATGTCAACGCAAATGACTTCTCAATCACTGTCAATGACAGCAAGAATCTGTTTGTTTATAGTTTCCCAGAAGCAACTGGACTTGGGGTTGGAGCTGCTAGCGTTGAGTATGATCCGCCATTCACAGGTGCAGTTACAAGCAACTATACGGTATCCGATAAGCTCGCTCAAACTGTCAGCATCAAGGACTTCGGCGCGTCTCCATCAGCAAGCGCAACCGCTAACACTACCGCAATTACCGCTGCACTGGTCTATGCTGGCACAGAGAAGTGCGCGGTATACGTCCCAGGTGAATCAACTGCGTACCAAGTAAACAACGAATTTACCGTGCCTGATGGCGTGACTGTTTTTGGTGATGGCTGGGGCTCATTCATTCAGCAAACTACACTGAACAAAGATGTGTTTATAGCTGGCGATTGCAACACCTTTAAGAATCTGCGCTTAAAGATTGCAGACGGCGATAACGCTGAATTTGTTAACTGTATTTTTGCTTCTGGCGTTAATAACCTGACTGTCTTAGATTGTTTTCTTGAGCCTGGAAGTCAAGGAGGCTGCGGCATTCACATTCGTCGCGTGCAAAATAGTCTTGTGCGCGGTAACCGGATTTACGGGGCTACATGGGCGCAAATAGCGGGGCCGGACGCAAGTGCTGCTGACATCCTGCTTTATTCCTCGGGAACATCTGAGCGCCACATTATTGACGGCAACTTCTGCCTGTCAAATAATAGTCAGGGCATTTATCTTGATGCTCTTGGGAATGATGGCGACATTTTGGTATCAAATAATATTTGCGTAACGCTCGATCCAGCAACTTGCACTGAAACTGGAACGTGGTCGTTAGCTGCTACTGGCGGCGTTCGGCGGCACGGTATGATTGTTGGCTATAGCTCAAGTGCTGTATCTGGCCCTCGCACCGTTGTGTCAGGAAATATTTGCCGCAACACGCGCTGGACGGGAATTTACAAGCAGGGAGTGTCTTCCGGCCCAGTTATTTTAGCCAACAACATATGCGATCTAAATGGCTATGAGCCAGCTAACAGTTTGTCTGGCGGGATATATCTTAACCAATCTGGCTACGAAGAACTTATTGGTAATTATATATCGCGGTTTCAAAACACTACCACGGGCACGGCAGGCATTACTGTCAACGCTGCTGTTGCTA